TGCCATTCACAAATGGTTTGTGGATAACGTGCAAGATGGTGTGGACAATTGCGAGGAATTCCACGTTAGCCCGCAGCACTTGCAATTGCTGCGCGACACTTGCAAGCAAGTGCTGGACGATAATGCCTTGGCTGGGGAGCTATTGCCGCCCAGTGAGGGATTTTTCTTTGGCACTACTGAAATCACCGATTATTATTTTGATGATTTACGTGCCACTGTCGAGGGGCTGGATAAAGCGCTGGCATTTGCGCAGCGCGACAGGTGGACAACCTTTAGCTATCGCGCTAGCTGGTAGCGGTACGCTATCGGGGCGCGAGCCCCGATAAATATATTTGTGTAGCGCAGCGCCTTGCTAGGGTATAATTGCCCTAGCCCCTAGCAAGGCTACTTTATCAACCTAGAAAGGATAGAATCATGAACAAGCTTTCCCATTACAAAGACAATTTATTCTCGTCCCATGCCACTATGGAATCCGCGCTAGAGTATGTCAGTATGATAGCCAATACTTTTACCACGGAGAATTCACTGTCCGTTATAACTGCCGCCCGTGTTGTGTTGAATACAGCCATTGAGTTGCATAAGGCGGAACTGGCCAAGGCTAACGCGCCGCTGCTCGAGCTAATTGAATCGGAGATTCAAAAGTCTTTTACCGTGGTGCAGAATAGCATCGAGCATGCGCTCGATGCCTTTGATCGGAAGATGGACGAAAAAATTGAATCGGCCATTGAAGATCTGGATATTGAGGGCCAGATTGAAAACGCAATCGATAACATCGATCTGGAGACACAGGTGCAAGATTACATGTCAAGTAATCCAATCGATGTACAGGATTTATTGAGCGGCGCAAACGTATCAATCACATTTGATTGATGGTATAATCTACCTACCGGATCCGCCGGATCCGGTATCAACCAACCTAGAAAGAATAGCATCATGACATCTAAAGTATTGAACATTAGCGGTAACCGTTTCGCGTTACCTGAAGGCATGTCCACCAAAGACATTCAAGCACTGGTAGGATTTTTAGCCACGTTCCGCTCCGTAGGATCGGAATACGACTACACCGCCAGCAACTACTTGCACTATGTGGGCGACTGCGTTAGCGTCCAGCTTGAGGATATGGAACTGGGCAACAAGGCGGAAGTGAAGGCCGCTGCCGCCAAGTCTTATGCAGATTACAAAGCAAAAGAGAAAGCAAAAGAGACAGCGACAGAGTAAACCCCGAACTGGGCCCACGGGCCCAGTTACCCTAAGCGGCCCAGTCGGGCCGCTTTTCTTTTGCCTGTGCGCAGCGCTCCAGTTCGCGCACCTGGCCTATTCCCAAAAAAGCCTTATAAATCAAGCACTTACGCGATGCTTGCCAAATGTAATAGAGTCGCTTGAATGATTGCCAATATCGCAATATAAATTGATAACTATCAGTCCCTAAAGGTGGTGGCGGGGGTGGGTGGGCCCGCCGTGTCAATAGGTGTTTACCCTTACTTCTTCTTTCTATTCTTCCCTCAAAGGTGGTGGCGGGGGTGGGTGGGCCCGCAACTCTCTGACTGTCTGTCTCTGTCTTTCTTAGAGGGGGAGGGCCATAACTGCACCGGCTTGCTCAGCGTCAGCTTCGCCCCTGTTTTAGACAAATAACAGGGTAATGGGGAGTTATCGACCCCACCCCCTTGTTTTTAAAAAGGCAAGGGTGGGGGTATACTAAAAAAATTCAGAACTTTACGAGTCTGCCCATGAGCCTCGCTCCGCCGTCCGATGTAGAACACAAACGCCTCTTGCTGGAACTGCGCCTCCAGCAGATTGATATCCGCGCTAAAGCATCCAATGAATTTCTAGAATTCTGTCGTTACGTCTGGCCGGAGATAATTATTGGCGAACACCACCGGCGTATCGCCAAGGCCCTTGATCGTGTAATCGAGGGCAAGTGCAAACGGCTCATGGTCGCCATGCCCCCGCGCCACGGCAAGTCACAGATGGGCAGCTATCTGTTCCCCGCCTATCTGATGGGCAAGCTCCCTGCTTCTAAGCTTATTGTTGGCTCCCACACTGCCGAGTTGGCTCAGCGCTTTGGCCGGATGATCAGGAACCTTGTTGACGAGGACAAGTACAAGGAGCTTTTCCCCGGCGTGGGCCTGTCTGCTGACAGCAAGGCTGCGGGTCGGTGGAACACGAAGGGTGGTGGAGAAGCCTATTTCATTGGTAAGGGCGGCGCGATGACCGGGCGCGGCGGAGATATTGTGATCTTGGACGATATCTTGGACGAGCAGGATGCTTTGTCAGAAACGGCCATGGAAAATACGTGGGAGTGGTATACCTCTGGCCCCCGTCAGCGGCTCCAGCCCAACGGCACAATTATCGTGATCAATACCCGTTGGAAGACGGATGACCTTACAGGACGCTTACTAAAGCAGCAAGGGCAGTTAAAGTCGGATCAGTGGGAGATCTTGGAATTTCCTGCCATTCTTCCCTCGGGCCGCGCTCTTTGGCCCGAGTATTGGCATATAGATGAGCTAGAAAAGGTAAAGGTCAGCATTGGCCTGAAGAAGTGGAACGCCCAGTGGCAGCAGCAGCCCACCAATGATGAGGGCGCAATATTGAAACGCGATTGGTGGCGCAAGTGGACGTATGACGAGCCGCCTGAGTGTGAATACATCATCCAGTCGTACGATACGGCGTACTCCAAGAAGGAGACAGCGGACTACTCTGTTATCTCGACGTGGGGCGTGTTCACTCCCAATGCCGACTCGGGGCCCAATCTGATCTTGCTCAATGTCAAGCGCGGGCGCTGGGATTTCCCGGAGCTTAAAAGGGTTGCGCGGGCCGAGTACCTTTATTGGAATCCCGATAACGTCTTGATAGAGGCCAAGGCCACCGGCACGCCGTTGCAGCAGGAACTTCGCAAGATAGGAATCCCTGTGACGATGTACTCCCCCGGCGGACGGCGCACGGGCCAAGACAAGATATCCCGCGCCAATGCGGTAGCCCCTTTGTTGGAGTCGGGGATGATCTGGTATCCGCCTGATTTGGAGTGGGCGCAGGAGATGGTTGAGGAGTGCGCTGCGTTTCCTAATGGTTCACATGACGATCAGGTAGATTCTGCTGTCATGGCTTGGAGCCGGTTCAGGGCTGGCAACTTTATTGCTTTGGACTCGGACGAGAAAGATCCAGAGCATCAGGATAGTGCAATGGTGGAGTACTATTGACTCGGCTTGACGACTCAGTAAAATGGTGATAATACGCATCATTCCCGCTCCGAGGACCACGGACCATGGCTAACCCCACAGATCAAGAATTCATCAACCGCATCATGGATGCGGAAAGCAGTGGCCGCAGGTACGACAAGAATGGCAAACTGCTGCAAGGTCCGAAGACCAAGCATGGTACTGCCAAGGGGGAGATGCAGGTTATCGATAAGACCAATCTTGATCCCGGCTTTGGCGTAGAGCCTGCCAAGAATAAGTCCCCTGATGAGCGGGCCCGGGTGGGCAAGGATTATGCGCAGGCAATGTTGGATCGGTATGACAAGGATCGGCAAATTGCTGCCATGGCTTACAACTGGGGTCCGGGCAACGTGGACAAGTGGGTTGCTGGGGGAAAGAAAGGCGCTATCCCCGAAGAGACAGCAAATTATGTTGTCAGGGTAACGGGCTCCCCGATACAGACAGCCAAAAAGGCAGAGCCTACCCCTTCTTTTGCAGCCGCCGCCCCCGCTCCAGCAGCCGCCGCTGGCGCACCCAAACCTCCGGCCACGCCTCCGGTCAGGAAAGCAGAGGCTGCGCCGACTGAGGATATCAAGTCACGGATCGCGGCCCTCGGACCAAACTACCATGCCGCCATGGCGCTGTCCTATTTGGCAGACAACACCGACGAGGATGACCCGACGATACAGGAGTACAGGGATCGCATGGGCGAGGAGTCTCAGCGCAGCGCGTTCCTCAGTGAGCCCACTGCCGCGCCTGCTTTGTCCGATGTGGAGTTGAAAGTACGCAGCCCGTTTCCAGAGCCGGTGACCGCTGCCCGGGGTGGGTTGATCCACCGGGCCAAGGGTTCTCCTGAAGAAGGGGAGACTAGCTACTTCCAAGACCCCATGGGGGTTGCCGACAGCGGGCCGGTCACTGCCGATACCCGCGCACCAAGCAAAGCGCCCAGTGCAAGGGCGATGCTGGACATGGCCAAGGAAGTGGGCTCCGGTACGCTTCGCAATGTAAAGAATTTGGCTTTGGGCGCGGCGGACGTGCCCTATGATTTTGTGGGAATTCCTGTTGACCTGACCACCATGGCTATGCGCCCGTTTGGGTACAAGGTTGAAAAACCCATCATGGGCAGCGATTGGTTAAAGGAGCAGGCCGCTGAGCGCGGCTTGCGCGTACCGGAATCTAAAGATGAGCGAGACCAAGGGTTTCGTTTGGCGGGGGAAATGGGGGCAGGCCTTGTCAACCCCGCCTCTGTTGTTCGCGGTGGGCTGAAGGCTGGGGCCAAGGCAGCGGATATGTTGCGCAAAGTTACTACTGCCGCTCCTGTGGAACAGGCCCCTGCTGCTGCCGCATCCCTCTCTGCCATGGCTACAAAGAAGGGCGCTACGTCCATGCCGTTTTACAGCCCCTTGGATCAGTATGCACAAACGCTGACAGGGCCGGTGTCCGGGGAAGAGTTTGTTAAGCAATTGCAGAACAAGGGTTTTCGTGCGTACGATGTGGAGCGGGCAAAGGAAGCCATGCAAAATTTTGGAAAAAGGTCAGAAAGAATTACCCCTTCTGAAGTCATGGACGCATTAGATGAAACGCATCCGCCTGAAAACTTTATTACCAAGATTGATGAGCCGGGGACAGTTGGGTATACCTACCACGACACAGACAATGTGTACTATTCCCCATCAACAAAAACTCCGCCCATGGGGGTGATCAGTCTGCATCTTCCTGTTACGGAAGAAATCAAACAAGGTAGGGAATTAAAAAGCATTTTAACTGACCTTGTGGACATGAAGTTAAATGTAAACCACCCCTCTGTTGAATCCAATTCCATAGTAAAAAATATGGACAATGCTGTTAATTTGATAAACGAGCATTATGGTGGAATGACTAGGGCAGGTATCGATGCAAAAGGAATTGCTGACTTTGTTAAAACAAAACAAAAAGAACTGGTCCCTTACTTAGATCAGATCCCTGAGTATTTAAAATTAAAAAAACAATTTCAATATCCTCTTTCATACACCGACCCAGCACGATTTAGCAGACTAGTAGATATCAAAGCAAAAGAAGGTGAAAGTCTGGACGAAGTTGGGGATGTGACGGAAGATTTGCGCAGAGAAGCTGGCGCAAAAATACTGAACTTCTTTAGTGACGTGGGCATCCCTAAGTACAGCAATTCCATTTTTAAAGATGTGTCCCGCGCTGAGACTCCCATAAGTCAGGGAGAAAACTATCCAACATATATGGAAATGGAATTTGGTGCAGCAGAAGATGCAATTAATCGTCAATTAAGAATTTTTCAAAATGATGTAGCACCTGAAATAAAAAATCTTAACGAAACAATACCAAGGGCTTTGTCTCCCAGAGTAGGCCATGGAGATTTGTTTACAAACAATTCTAAAGAAGCAAACCCCATAGTTTTTAGCCGATTTATTGACCAGAGCGGGTACATAAATAAACAGAAGATGGATGGGATGTACGTCCCTGAATTGCAATCCGATCTGTTTAGGGATGTAAAAAGCCGAGGTACTTTAGGTAAAAATGCAGCAGATGATGCCCCTAAATTACAAAAATTAAAGGATGAGCAAAAAGCAATAGACGTTCAACTACAGGAGCTAAGAGATCAATATGCCCAACTTAAAGTAAGGTCTCCACAAGACACTAATAAAATGTCTCAGCTAAGAAACATGTGGAGCCAAAAGCAAGAAGCAATTTCAGCGCTTGGGGATAAAACATATGATGTTACTCCTGCATTTGCAGGCATGGAAAACTCTCCTCAAGTAGTACAGCAACTTGCCGCTAAAAATGCCGTAATCGCAGGAATCCAACGTGGAAAAAGTTTTGTAGCGTTCCCCGGCGCAGAGTCGGATCAAGCCCAACTGTATGAAAAATTGCCAAGAAATTTGGACCAAATAATTAAAGACCTTGGACCGGGATTTATACGACAGATCGTAGAACTTCCCTTGCCAGAAGGTGTTCATCACAGTAAGCTTTACCAAATGAATGCGGCTGGAACTCTTAAATATCCAACGGATGCAAGGGGCATGGTGCTGCAAAATGAGCCCGGAAGAATGCTCTCCGAAGCTATAGTCTGGAGCCCCGAAGCCGCTGCGCGGATCTTGAAGCAGGGTGTACGCTTCAATCATGGCGGATCCGTCGAGCGCCAATCGGACGATAATCGCCGCTACCTATAAGGACAGAATATGCCAGTTGAAAAAACCCTACGTGCCGAGGACCTGCCTGCGGGCAGCATGGACATTGAACTCGATGACGGTCCAATGCCCGATGTCAACATCACCTTTGACACGGAAACCGGTGGGGTTGTCATTGACATGGGTGAAGACGATGCTGCTGAAGTTCCGTTTGACAGCAATCTTGCCGAGGTAGTACCCGAATCTGTCCTTGCCTCCATCTCCCAAGAACTGATGGACATGTTTGATGCGGACGTGGCATCACGCAAGGAGTGGGAAGATCAGTACAGCAAGGGCCTCAAGCTCTTGGGCTTTAACATCGAAGAGCGCACCCGTCCCTTCAAAGGCGCGTGCGGCGTGAGCCACCCCCTGCTCACCGAGAGCATCGTCCAGTTCCAATCCCAAGCGCTCAAAGAACTGCTGCCCGCCGAAGGCCCCGTGCGTACGCAAGTGCTGGGCAAGGAAACCCGCGAGAAGCTGATGCAAGCGGATCGCGTGCGGGACTACATGAACTACCAGATCACAGACGTGATGGAAGAGTACACGCCTGAGTTTGACCAGCTTTTGTTCTACACCGGCTACGGCGGCTCCACATTTAAGAAAGTCTACTACGACGAGAACAAGGGCCGCATGGTGAGCGCTCTTGTGTTGGCCGACAACCTGTACATCCCGTACCACGGTTCGTCAGTCATGAGCGAATGCGAACGCATCACGCACCGTGTATTCATGTCCGCCAACGCCTACCGCAAGGCCGTGGTTCGCGGTCAGTACCTAGATGATGCCGAGACCGCAGACGCTGGCAGCAATAGCCCAAGCGTTATCCAAAAGGCAGTGGACAAGTTGACCGGCGTGGCCCCCACTCCTGATAACGATGAAGTCTCCTTGCTGGAATTCCAAGTTGATTACGATCTCCCCGGCTTTGAGGACAAGGATGAGGAGGGTGAGGAAACAAATATTCAGTTGCCCTACATCATCACTGTGGATGAGACCTCCAAGTCCGTGGTGGGCATCCGTCGCAACTGGAAAGAGGGCGACAAAAAGCACGCACGCAAACAGTACTACGTGCATTACATCTTGGTCCAAGGCCCGGGAGCCTATGGCCTTGGTTTCTTGCAGTTGATCGGGGGCCTGACAAAGACAGCAACGTCTGCCTTGCAGCAACTGGTCGATGCCGGTACGTTCGCCAATCTGCCAGCGGGCTTTAAGGCCAAGGGCGCACGGATCATGAACGATGACGTGCCGCTGCAACCGGGGGAGTTCCGGGACATGGATGCAGGCGGCGCAGAGTTGCAGTCCTCCCTCCTACCGCTGCCGTACAAGGAGCCAAGTCAGACGCTGTTTACTCTGCTTGGTTTTTGCGTGGACGCAGGTCGGCGCATGGCATCTATCACCGACATGCAAGTTGGCGACAGCAACCAAAACGCCGCCGTGGGCACAACAATTGCACTGCTGGAAAAGGGCAGCGCGGTCATGTCCTCTATCCACAAGCGCCTGCACTACAGCCAGAAGCTGGAATTTCAGTTGCTGGCCAAAGGTTTTGCGGAGTTCCTTCCTGACCAGTATCCGTACGATGTCCCCGGCGAGTCGCGCATCATTAAAAAGTCTGACTTTGATGACCGTGTGGACGTGCTGCCGGTCTCTGACCCCAACATCTTTTCGGTGGCCCAGCGCATCACCATGGCGCAGACCCAGCTACAACTGGCCCAAAGCGCTCCGCAGATGCACAACATGTACGAGTCGTACCGCAGGATGTACGAAGCCATCGGCGTGCGGGATATTGATTCAATCTTAAACTCGCAGAACGTGGACAAGCCCAAAGACCCAGCCAGCGAAAACAGCATGGCGTTGGATGGCTCCCCGCTTAAAGCTTTTGCTGGCCAACAACACGATGCCCACATCATGACCCACCTGATGTTTGGTATGTCGCCAGTGGTCCAAGGACTTCCGGGCACGCCTGTCATCTTGCAAAAGCACATCCTTGAACACATTTCTATCCAAGCCGAAGAGGCCGTGGAAGCTGAACTGTTTAAGCAGTACGGCACTGACCCTGATTCAATGATTTCCCCGTTGCAACGCGAAGCCATGGTGGCCTTGAAGGTGGTGGAAGGCTATCAAGCAATGAAGGCAATGCAGGACAAATTGCAGCCCCCATCTCCTCCAGATCCACTGATTGATTTGAAGAAGCAGGAGCTTCAGCAATCCGCTGCCAGCGATCAGGCCAAGCAACAGGTCAGTCAGGCCAAGCTACAGCTTGATCAGCAGAAAGAACAGTCCGATGAACGCATGGATCAGGCCAACTTGGCCTTGAAACAGCAACAACTAGGAGCCCAAAATGGCAACCAAGCCCGTTAAACCAAAGAAAATGCCAGAACAGCCGCAAAAAACGGCAGTAAAAGCCTCAGAAAAGCCAAAAGTTACGTACGTCTACCGAAAAGATGCGTTTAATAAGGTAAAACTTGCGTAGTTTTACGGTATAGTACGCACGAACCCTTCAAACAGGGGCCAAACTGTTTGCTTTCATAGGAGAAATCCATGCTGGAATTTGCAGAAGCGGTATTTGTTCAGATCAAACGGCTCCGTAAGGAGTCGCAAGAGATGATTTTGAATGGCCGTGTGCAGAATATGGAGCAATACAAGTTCATGATGGGCCGGTTGGAAGGGTTTAACTTCGTTGAGGATGCTGTGCAAGAGATTCTCAAAAAAAATCCCAACCCTTAAGGATACATTAATGACTGTAGCTACTCCATTGGAAGAAAAGTGGGCTCAAGCATTTGCCGCACAGGCAGAGGAAGAGGCCAAAGCGGCGATTGCAATGCAAGAAGACGAAGCGCGTGCCAAGCAAAGCCATGAAGAACAGCTTGACGCTGTCAAAGACCATTTGCCACAGCCTACTGGCTGGCGAATTGTGGTTTTGCCTTACCGAGGCGTTGGCCAAACAAAGGGTGGAATTCATTTACCCGGGCAAACCCTAGATCGTCAGCAATTGACCACTACTTGTGCCTATGTTTTAGCCGTTGGCCCTTTGGCATATGCCGATACCCAGAAATTCCCTCACGGTCCTTGGTGCAAGGAAGGTGATTGGATCATTTTTGGCCGCTATGCCGGTGCAAGGATGCAAATTGAGGGTGGCGAGATCCGAATCTTGAACGATGACGAGATCTTGGCCAAGATTAAAGACCCCAATGACATTCTTCACATGTAAGGAGCCCAAAAATGCCACGACAATTCATGAATGACAACCAGCTAGAGTTTGATCTAGGTGAAGGCGAGGTCGCTACGGACATTTCCGTGGAAGATCCCGTAGAAGAAGGCGGCGCTGCTCCTGCGGCCCCCTCGGAGAATCAAGAACACCGCGATGAGCTTGACACTGTCAGTGAAGGTGTTCAAAAGCGCATCTCCAAGCTTACTGCCCGCATGCGGGAAGCCGAGCGCCAGAAGGATGCGGCCATTTCCTTTGCCCAAGGCCTGCAAAGCGAGAAGTACACCCTTCAGCAAAAGCTTGTCAACACGGACTACAGCCGTTTGAATGAAGCCAAGGGCCGACTGGACACCCAGCAGGCTACTTTGAAGGCAATCATCCGCAAAGCCCGTGAGGAAGGTGACATTGACACCGAAACCGAGGCTTCCCAGCGCCTGACTGACTTGACCATGGAGTCCCGCCAAGTTACAGGCTGGCTCCAGACCCAGCAACAGCAGGTTGAAAACTTTCGCCAGCCCATGCCGCAGCAGCAGGCCCCTCAGGCACAGCAAAAACCCACCCCCTCGCCCCGGGCGGAGGATTGGGCCTCTCGCAATACATGGTATGGTCAGGATCGCGTGGCCACTTACGCCGCTTGGGGAATCCACCAGACTCTTGTTGAGCAAGAGGGGGTTGAACCCGACTCAGATGAGTATTACAATGAATTAGATCGAAGACTTCGGGAAGAACTCCCGACCCGCTTCGCAGCCCAACCCAGACAACAGCGTTCCGCGCCTGCTGTTGCACCTGCTTCCCGAAGTTCGGGGATAAATAGTGCGCGCCGTACTGTCCGGCTATCGCCGAGTCAGATTGCTATTGCTAAGAAACTGAATGTTCCTCTTGAGGAATATGCTAAGTACGTAAAGGATTAATCATGAGCGATAAAATTACCATCGATAGAGCCGCCCGCCCAACTCGGGATAAGGAATCTCGTCGCAAGCCATGGGTAGCACCTTCACGCTTAGATACACCACCGCCTCCAGAAGGCTATGGATACCGTTGGATTCGCGCAGAAGTCAATGGATTCATGGATAAGCAAAACGTCTACAGCAGCATGCGCGAAGGTTATGAACTCGTGCGCATTGAGGAATTGCCTGAAGAATACCAAGGCATGATGCCCACCATTGAGGATGGGAAGCATGCAGGGGTGGTCACCACTGGTGGCTTGCTTCTGGCAAAAATGCCCAATGAGACTGCTGAAGAACGTAATGCCCACTATCGTACGAAGGCCCGTGAGCAGTTGTCCGCAGTAGACAATGAGTTGATGCGAGAAAACGCACACTCTACAATGCGCATCCAAAACCCCGAGAGAAGTTCCAAGACAACTTTCGGAAACCGTTAATTCGGATTCTTCAATCCTTTAGGAGCTACAAATGGCAAATACCAATAAGCCTTTTGGTCTGCGTCCGCTAGGTAATCTTTCAGCCACTGGTGCTCAAAAGCAGTACGGCTATACGATTGCAAGTGGATACGGAACTGCGATCTATCAGGGCGACCTAGTTGTTGTCTATGACGGATACATCATCAAGTATGACGCTGCCACGCACACTGCCGCTACTGGCGTGTTTAACGGCTGCCAATACAACGACCCAACTCGCACTGACAAACCAACTTGGAAAAACTACTACCCCGGTAGTGTTACCCCTAACATTGGTTCCATCATATGCGAAGTTTTTGACGATCCAAACCAGCTATTTGTTGTCCAAGCAGATGGTGCAGTTACTCAAGCCAACCTTGGCAAGAATGCTGACCCCACTGCGTCTACCACAGGCAGTACCTACTCAGGTATTTCCAACGGTAGCCTTGGTTCCGCCTCCATTGCTAAGACCGCTGCATTGACGTTTAAAATCGTAGGCCTCTATGATTCCGTAACAAATGCTCTGGGCACTTATGCACAGGTAATTGTGAAAATTAATCAGCATCAATACGGTAGTGTTGGCGTTGCATCAGACGGAGCATAATCATGGCTATTACACGTTCACAACTCGTAAAAGAGCTAGAGCCCGGACTTAATGCCTTGTTTGGCATGGAGTACAACCGCTACGAAAACGAACACGAAGAGATTTTCGAAATCGAATCTTCTGACCGTGCGTTTGAAGAAGAGGTGATGTTGACCGGCTTCGGTTCTGCCCCAACCAAGGTTGAAGGCGCAGGCGTAGTGTATGACACCGCGAACGAATCGTTCACGGCCCGTTATACACACGAAACCATTGCAATGGCGTTTGCATTGACTGAAGAAGCTGTAGAGGACAACCTCTATGACCGCCTCTCTGGTCGCTACACCAAAGCACTGGCGCGTTCGATGTCCCACACCAAGCAGGTTAAAGGTGCTTCTACACTGAACAATGCATTTACTGGCGGCAACTATGTCGGCGGTGACGGCGTTTCTCTGTGTAACCTGAATCACCCCACTGCACTGGCGCAAAACTTTGCCAATACGCCTTCGACTCAGGCTGACCTGAACGAAACGTCTTTGGAACAAGGTTTGATTGACATTGCAAGCTTCATCGACGAGCGTGGTTTGAAGATCGCTGTCATGGGTAAGAAAATGATTGTTCCAAAAGAACTTCAGTTTACTGCCGAGCGTCTGATGAAGTCCACTCTGCGTACTGCAACTGCCGACAACGATATCAATGCCATCAAATCGATGGGCTTGATTCCTGACGGTTATGCCGTGAACCACTTCTTGACCGACACCAACGCATGGTTCATCATGACCGATGCGCCCAACGGCCTGAAGATGTTCCAGCGTTCGCCCATCAAAACCGCCTTTGAAGGCGACTTTGATACCGGCAATGTTCGCTACAAGGCTCGTGAGCGTTACAGCTTCGGCTGGAGCGATCCTCGCGGCATTTATGGTTCTTCGGGTTCGACCTGATAAGCCCCAGTACGGTAGAGGTGACTGGCCTGCCACTAGGGCCCCTTCGGGGGCCCTTTTTATTTGCACAAGCGTTTAAAACTATGATATATTGCAGCTAATCCGGGGTTTCCGGTGCATCAGACTAGTCCCGGCTAGACAACATACGGACTGATGCGCCTAGCTTGTATGTAAGGAAAAATCATGGCACGTACTACGTTCAGCGGCCCCCTTCGTTCGATGGGCGGCATGTATCAACAGGGCCCCGGGGCTGCTCTCACAATCACTGCCAACACTACGTTGGACCCCATCACTCATGGTGGCCGATTGCTTCTGGTTGGCGGTTCTTTGGCATCTGCCTTGACCATCCTTTTGCCCACTATCAACACTACTGCGGATGGCGCTACTTCAGGCCCGGGCCGCGATTACAACACCCAGAATAACTTGGGCATTTTGTACTCCATCTGGATTCCCACCACGATCAGCACTAGCTCTTTGAAGATTGGTACTGATGGCACTGACAAATTCATCGGCTCTCTGTTGTCGGTGGACACCGATTCGGCTGGCGCAATGGTAGGTTTCACTGCCGCAGCTTCAAACGACTTTATCAATTTGAATGGAACGACCACTGGTGGCGTTGCAGGCACTTGGATCGAGATCCGCGCAATTGCAGCATTGAAATACTGCGTCACTGGCAATATCCTCGGCACTGGCACCGTTGCTACACCGTTTGCCGATTCCTAATAGGAGGCCATCATGGGCTTTCAATTTGACGTAAAACAGGCGCACATAAACGTCAGCGGGTTCCTCGTAACTGGGCGAACCCGTGTCAAAGCCATTTCATTTACCGGCAGTGCAACTGCCGGATATGTGAGCTTGTTTGACACTTCGGTTGCGCCTGTCACCACTGCTACTTATGGCAGATCAGGGACTACGGTAACAGTCAGTTCCACGGGCCATGGTTTGTCCACGGGGGATACTATGGGCGTTGATTTTGGTGCGGGAACAGGCGGCACAGCCACCAACGGTAACTACGTAGTTACCGTTACCAACGCAAATACATTCACTATCACTGATATCAACTCCGGCAGCATCACTGCTGGGGCATCAATGGTGTATGCAGGCCGCTGGTTGATGACATTTGATGTGGCGGCAGGCGACAATTTCAACAATGTCAGCCTTATACCCGGTGATGGCGTAGTAGCGTACAACGGGGTTTATGCGCAGTTGTCAAACTTGGCCGCAACAAACATTTTCTACGGATAAGGAGTCCATCATGGGACGTGCAGCAAAAATGGCAGATGATCAGTACCAAGGCGAATGCCAGCCCGGTGCGCAAAAGCAAGACATGGGTAAGGGTGGCCCTAAACAAACGCCTAGGAAGCCGGGAAAAGGGCCTGTAAGCTCTGTTTCTCCTCGTGGTGTAGGTCAGGCCCGCAATAAGCCTTGCAGGATGTACTAAGGAGCAGCCATGAAACCCGGTTTGTATGCCAACATCAACGCAAAACAGGATCGGATTAAAGCTGGTTCTGGTGAAAAGATGAGAAAAGTTGGAAGCAAGGGCGCTCCAACCGCTGCTGCTTTTAAGCAATCAGCAAAAACTGCAAAGAAGCCTAAAAAATGAAGTCCCCGGCATGGCAGCGTAAGGAAGGCAAGAACCCCAATGGGGGTTTGAATGCCAAGGGCCGCGCTTCTGCCAAAAAGCAGGGCATGAATTTGAAACCTCCCCAGCCAGAAGGCGGTAGCAGGAAAGATTCCTTTTGCGCCAGAATGGAAGGGATGAAAAAGAAACTTACCAGTGAGAAAACGGCGAAAGATCCGAATTCTCGCATCAACAAAAGCCTGAAGGCTTGGAAATGCTGAGCGCAACATGAACGATGCACATGACGCAAAGACAATGGCTGATGGCGCTGCGGTAGTCATGGGCCTTGGCGGTTTTTTAGGATGGATGACTCCTGTGGTAACACTTATTGGTGGCATCTTGACTATTGTGTGGCTAAGTATTCGCATCTGGGAAACTGATACCGTACAGAAGCTGGTAAAAACCGATGCCGAGTAAAAGTAAAAAACAGCACAACTTGATGGAAGCGGTGGCGCACAACCCCGCTTTTGCCAAGAAGGTTGGTATTTCACAGTCCGTGGGCCAAGATTTTTCCAAAGCGGACAAGGGCCGCAAATTTCAAAAAGGTGGCGATATGAAAGCAAAGATGAGCATGAAAAAGTTTGAAGCATCTTCTAAGGATGTGGAAAAAGGCATGAAAGAGGGCTCTAAGAAGGATATGATGGCTGATAAAGAAGCCATGATGGGCTACAAAAAAGGCGGCGCAGCGCTCCGTGGCCAAGGCATTGCCCAGCGTGGTTATGCCGGTGGCGGCAAGGTGTCTAGCGTACAGGTAAAAGGCATGGGTGCTGCTCGCGCACGCACTGCAAAAATTTGCTAAAAAATGACCACTTCTGGCGTAGCCAACTTTGACCTGCAATTTGATGACTTAATTGCCGAGGCGTACGAACGCTGCGGCATAGAGGTCAGGGCAGGCTACGACATGAAGACCGCATTGCGGTCTTTAAACCTGATTTTTGCGGAGTGGGCAAACCGTGGGCTTAATCTGTGGACGATTGAGCAGCGGACCACGACTCTTGTAGCTGGAACAAACAGCTACAGCCTCCCCGATGACACTGTAAACGCTTTGTCAGCGGTCATCCGTACGGGAAGTGGCTCCACGCAGCAGGACATCACGATTGATCGCATCAGCCGCGCTGAGTACTTGCACATTCCCAACAAGAATACTCAGTCCCGGCCTGCGCAGTACTACGTACAGCGCTCTGTGCCCACGACTTTGTACCTGTACCCTGCCCCCGACAGTACGACTACCTACACTTTTGTGTATTACGCTGTTCGCCGGATCGACAATGCAGGCACTTACATCAACACGGCAGACATTGTCTTCCGGTTCCTTCCCGCCTTGGTTGCAGCGCTGGCGTACTACCTTGCTTTGAAGCGTGCACCTGAGCGCGTGCAGATGCTCAAGCAGTATTACGAGGAAGAGTTTGCCCGGGCCGCTATGGAGGACAGGGACACCGCCAGCGTGTTTTTGATACCTAGTTTTACAAGTAGATAGCCATGTCAGGCTTTGCTTCTGGTAAATTTGCAATTGCCCTATGTGATCAGTGTGGGCAACGGTACAAGCTGCTTGAATTGATCCGGGATTGGAAGGGCTTTAAAGTTTGCGAGGAGTGTTACGAGCCCAAGCATCCGCAATTGGAGCCCAAGCGCACAATTACAGAGCCGCAAGCCCTGTATCAACCCCGCCCAGAGTCTAAATTGCTTGTTACAATCTTTGTGGGGTTTACGGCGGACACATCATTCTCCAGTGTGGGCATGACTCCCATGCCTTATGCCAAACCGTTGGATGCAGCAGGACTTATGGGGCAAGTTGGGACACGAATAACATGACCTACACAGAACTTTGCGCAGCAATTGCTGACTACACCCAGAATACGTTTACGGCAACGGAACTTTCTACGTTTACGAAGCAGGCAGAGCAGCGTATTTACAACACGGTACAGCTTGCTAACTTGCGCAAGAACATGACGGGCACTGTTACGGCAAACAACAAGTATTTGTCGGCCCCGGATGACTTCTTATCGGTCTATTCCCTTGCAATTTTTCCGTATGGAGGGGGCGACTACACCTACCTACTGGACAAAGATGTCAACTTTATTCGGGAAGTCTATCCTTCTGCTACCGATACAGGGACTCCTAAGTACTATGCCATTTTTGGACCCCAATCAAACAATGTGACGGAGCTTTCCTTTATCCTTGGACCAACGCCAAGCACCACGTACAGCGTGGAGTTGCATTATTACTATTACCCGGAGTCAATCGTCACTTCTGGCACATCTTGGCTGGGCGATAACTTTGATTCGACCCTTCTTTATGGCTCCTTGGTCGAGGCATATACCTTTATGAAGGGTGAGCAGGACTTGATGGGTGTTTACGATGCCAAGTACAAGGAAGCTTTATTGCTCTTGAAGAACTTGGGCGATGGCAAGCAGCGGATGGATACCTACCGTGATGGCCAAGTCAAGAATAAGGTGGCCTGAGCATGATTACCGCAGGCCTTACCAATAGCTTCAAGTACCAACTGTTGTTGGGGCAGCATGATTTTTCCGTGGACACGATCAAGATTGCTTTGTACACGGTAAGCGCTGATATGGGCCCCACCACCACGGTCTACACGACCACCAATGAAGTGACGGGAACTGGGTATACCGCTGGCGGGGTTACAGCCACGAATGTGACGGTGACTTTAAGCAATGGTGTGGCTTTTGTAGATTTTGATGACCCAACTTGGGCGGGGGCCACCTTTACTGCGCAGGGGGCCCTGATTTACAATGCTTCCAAATCCAATAAATCGGTTGGATTGCTTAATTTCGGGCAGGCACAGGCAATGATAAACCAAGGTTTCCAGATTTTGATGCCTTCTAACTCTTCCGATTCGGCACTCATACGTATCATTTAAGGACTTCAAATGGCACTTGTAACCACCACCAAAGGCGACATGGATGATTCCCAGCTTGAAAAGCGGGAAGGCACAGTCGATAATGAGAATGAACTGACAACGTGGGTTGAGTACTGGCTGGATGGCGAGTTGGTTCACCGATCAGCGCATGTTACGCTGAAAAAAATGCCTACCTTTGCAGGTGGCGAAACTGCTTCTTTTTAAGGAAATATCATGGCAAATACTCAATCAATGTGCACATCGTTCCTTGGCGAATTAATGTCAGCCCAACATCAGTTTGGCGCTTCTACCATTGTTTCACGTAGTAGTTTGACGGCCCCAACTGGGGATACATTTAAAGCGGCGTTGTACTTGGCTTCTGCTACGGTCAATGCTTCCACTACGGCGTATTCGGCTACTAATGAAGTCACGGGTACAAACTACACAGCGGGCGGTGTGACGGTAACGACTGCAACTGTACCAACGTCAACCAACTCTTCTGCTACGGCGGGCGTAGGTTTTGTCACGCCATCAGCTTCAATCACTTACACCACAGTGACCTTAGCCACGGCTTTTGATGCAGTGTTGATTTATAACTCTACACAAAGTAACAAAGCGGTTTCTGTTCACACGTTTGGCAGTCAGACCATTACAGCAGGCACGTTTACGCTGACAATGCCGTCTAATACTACGACTACTGCGCTGTTGCGTCTGGCAACAACCTAAGCGGAGGCGGCGTAAGCCGTAAGCCATGTTTGGTATCTCCGCATTTGCCCAAACCCCGTTTGCTGCTCTAGGCAAAGCTCCAGATATCTCCGTTGCTCTGACTGGGGTAGCGGCTTCAGGCGCGGTTGGTACAGTTGTACCAAACAATACGGATGCTGAAACAGGAGATGCGGCAGCAGGTCTAGTAGGTACGGTTACCCCAAGTTTGACGGTTGCACTGACTGGGGTAGCGGCTTCTGGGGCGGTGGGTACTGTTTCTAGGGGCGCTACATCTTTTGCATTATCTGGCGTAGCTGCTTCAGGTGCGGTGGGTACTGTTTCTAGGGGCGCTACATCTTTTGCATTATCTGGTGTAGCTGCTTCAGGCACAGTTGGAATAGTTGCCCCAAGCAATACGGATGCTGAGACAGGAGATGCAGCGGCAGGATCAGTTGGATCAGTTGCTCCAAGTTTTACGGTTGCGCTTACAGGCGTGTTAGCTTCGGGCGCGGTTGGTACAGTTTCTAGGGGAGACACATCCCTTGCGTTGACAGGTGTGTCGGCTTCAGGTGCAGTAGGAACGGTAGCCCCAGTCATTACGGTAGCCCTGACCGGCGTATCGGCTTCGGGTGCGGTTGGCACAGTCTCCAGAGGAAACACCTCTCTTGCCTTGACCGGTGTAGCTGCTTCAGGCACAGTTGGAACGGTTGTTCCGAGCAATACCGATGCTGAGACAGGAGATGCAGCGGCAGGTCTAGTAGGTACGGTCACTCCAAGTTTGACGGTTGCGCTTACAGGCGTGTCAGCTTCTGGGGCGGTTGGAACAGTTGTCCATAGTAAAAATGTAGCCATCAGTGGTAATTTAGCCACTGGGTCAGTGGGTAATGTAGCCCCCAATGTTTCAATTGCGCTAACTGGTAATACGGCTTTGGGGTCGGTGGAGACAGTATCCTCCAATAGAGATAAAGCTCTGACAGGTGTTACAGCCACGGGCGCGGTTGGTACTGTAAGTTTAAACATACAAGTTGCACTGTCAGGAGATGTTGCAACAGGTAATGTAGGAACTGTTGGGGTAAGTGTTAATAAAACACTGACTGGAGTTGCGGCCTCGGGCGCGGTTGGTACTGTTGGGTCTACTAAAACAGCCGTTTTAACGGGGGTTCAAGCAGGAGGCTCAGTTGGTACTGTTATTTTTACAAAGTCTTCGGCACTGACAGGTGTAACGGCTTCTGGTCTTGTTGAAACAGTAAGCCCCAGCATTACTAAAGCTCTGACTGGGGTAGCGGCTTCTGGCGCTGTTGGTACTGTTTCTCGCGGGGATACTTTCCTTGCTTTGACTGGGGCTCAAGCCGCAGGTAGCGTAGGTACTGTTTCTCGGGCAACATCATTTGCATTGACTGGGGTTTCTGCGGCGGGCTCTGTTGGAACTTTAATTCCTGTATATTGGCAGGTAATTGATGACAGTCAAACAGCAAACTGGCAAAATATTAGTGATGCGCAATCAGCATCATGGGCGGCTATATCTAACGCGCAGTCATCAAGCTGGTCAGCAATTAATAGCATACAGACCCCCGGTTGGTCTACAATCCAAGACACCCAAACAGCAAATTGGGTGATGGTTAATAACTCAACGTAGAGGCACAAATGGCGCTTGTACTAGCAGATCGCGTTAAAGAAACTACTACCACGACGGGTACTGGAACGGTCACGCTTCTTGGCGCGTCTACTGGCTATCAATCCTTTGCAGCGGTGGGTAATGCCAACACAACCTACTACACAATTGCGGGACAGACCACTTCAGAGTGGGAAGTTGGCATTGGGACGTACACATCCGTTGGTACAACTTTATCCCGCACTACAGTCCTATCTTCCAGCAACGGCGGGTCGCTTGTTACATTTTCTTCTGGCACAAAAGATGTCTTTGTAACCTACCCATCAAGTCGCTCTATCTACGCCGACGGCGCAGTATTAACGGCAACTAATAGCTCTGTTCTTCCAGTTTCTAGCGGGGGTACTGGGGTCACAACCTCCACGGGCTCTGGAAGCAATGTTCTTTCCACCAGCCCTACATTAGTCACTCCTGCGCTTGGTACACCGTCCGCATTAGTTGGCACAAACATCACTGGTACAGCTACGGCCTTTACTGCCAGCAACGTTACCACTAACGCTAATCTAACGGGTGACGTAACGTCAGTTGGAAATGCAACAACGTTGACCAATGCGCCAGTGATTGCAAAGGTATTAACGGGCTACGTTTCTGGTGCAGGAACAGTTGCAGCAAGTGACTCAATCTTGCAGGCAATCCAAAAATTAAACGGAAACGATGCAACCAATGCCAACTTGACCGGCCCGATAACATCTACCGGCAACGCAACAGCAATAGCAGCGCAGACGGGAACAGGTACTACGTTTGTAATGCAGGACAGCCCATCACTGACAACCCCTGCACTAGGTACACCATCTTCAGGAACTTTAACAAACTGCACGTTCCCTACGTTAAACCAAAACACTACTGGTACTGCTGCCAACGTAACAGGCACGGTAGCTGTTGCTAATGGCGGCACTGGAAACACTACCGGCTACAATTTATTTGCAGTCGCATTTACTAGCAGCATTAATGCAAACACGGATCGTACAGCCGGTTCGTATGGGAGCTACGCTTCCGCAGCTACAAATACTCCAACAACGGCCGGTATTTTGTACAACTTTTTAAGTGGTACGGGCGGCGCTGGTGACGGAGGGCAATTCTGGCAAGATTATGTGACTAACAACCTATATTTGCGCCAACGTTGGGGTGGCACATATGGAAGTTGGCTAACGGTACTTTCGTCAAATAACTACAACTCCTACGCCCCCACATTAACAGGTACAGGCGCTTCGGGTACTTGGGGCATCAGTATATCGGGTAATGCTGCAACAGCTACATCAGTAACGGGAACTGTAGCTGTTGGTAATGGTGGCACAGGGGCGACTTCCCTGACGGCTAATAACGTGTTGCTGGGTAATGGCACGTCTGCTGTGCAAGTGGTAGCTCCCGGCACCAGTGGTAACGTGCTGACTTCAGATGGCACAACATGGGCTTCAACGGCTGCGGCGGGAGTTCCGTCTACTACCACCAATGTAACAACTGCCTCCGCATCCGTCACCCTTACATTGGACACCACCACCTACAAACGTTTTCAAATCAAAGTTACAGGGATGAACATTTCAGGTAATAACGGTAGTTTTTCTACCGTAGGTTTGCGATTTTATGATTCCGGCGGCAATGCCCCGAGTATTATATATTGGGGAAACCAATCTAATTCGCCGGGCAGTGCGTGGACAGGTTCCCCTGCGAGCGGATCTACCAACGCAGTTCAAATTGGCGCTTCATATACGCTAATTACACCTTCTTCCGGCGTGTTTTACGCTCAAGCTTTTAGTGCGGATATTACAATTGATTTTTATAATAGCAAGGGATTTTTTATGCGGTCTCATGGCAGCGGCGCAACTAGCGGTACTGCTGGTTCAAATTATGTAGCGGTAGCGTCAGGGAATTTTTCTTCACTTAATTTGGCATCGGTACAACTATATTACACAAATGGCTTTAATCTTTATGGTCAATTTACTGTGTACAAGTTCGCATAAGAAAGTATTTTATGATTAAATGTATTGATGGCGAATATATTGAAATGTCTGAGGAGGAGGTTGCAGCGTACCACGCGCAGTTGCAAGCAGACAACGATGCAATTGCGGCTCCAACAGCTAGAAACCAGCGTGATCTATACCTTCGTGAGTCTGATTGGACGCAGGTAGCTGATGCCCCCGTCGATAAAGCAGCATGGGCGGCATATCGCCAATTACTTCGTGATATCCCCCAGCAAACTAAATTTCCAGATGACATTGTGTGGCCCCTTAAACCTTAATAATATTAAATTATGACAGCAGTCAATTACACAACCAATCTAGCCCTTGGTCAACCGGTAACCGGCACGGAGTCAGGTACATGGGGTGATGACGTAAACAACAGCGTTACATCCTACCTAGACATTGCCATTTCGGGGTCGTTGGCGCTTACCTCGGCGTCCTTTACATCCAATGCGCTGACCCTTACCAACACGCAGGGTAATAGTTCCGCTACTAATATTGGAGCTACCACAGCGCAGTATTACGTACTCAGGCTGAGTTCTCTTGCAGCAAACGTAACTATCACGGCTCCAAGCGCAAGCAGTTCCCCCGCCATATCAAGCAAGACCTACCTTGTAGTCAACGCCGATGCAACTTACTCCGTCACGATTAAGGCTTCCGGGCAGACGGGTATTTCTGTTGCAGCGGGTGAACGCGCCACGGTCTACTACAACGGCACGGACTACATCAAAGTTACATCCAGCGTAGTGTCCAACTTAACTGGAACATTACCTGTTGCTAATGGTGGTACAGGGGTTACAACCTCTACTGGTACAGGCAATGTTGTACTCTCTACCAGTCCTACGCTTGTAACTCCCTTGCTCGGCACACCCACATCAGGCAACTTAGCAAACTGCACGTTTCCAACTCTAAACCAAAACACTACTGGTACAGCGGCGGGCCTATCGGCTACCCTTGCGGTTTCCTCTGGCGGCACTGGAGCAGTAACGCTAACGGGATTAGCTTATGGAAATGGTACTAGCGCGTTTACCGCAGCCACAGCAGCCCAAGTAGTAGCAGTAATTAATACCACGGCTGTTACCAATGCTACCAATGCCACTAATGCTACCAATGCTACCAATGCTACCAACGCTACAACATCTACTACGCAAGCTGCTAAAGATGCAACTACTGCAATTTCTACCACGGCTTTTGCTGATCGCTTTCGTTCCTTTTTTACAGGTAGTACTAGCGGCACAGCGGCAGTAACTGACCGAGGATGTTTACTAATTGCAACAAGTAGCATCACAGTACCCAACAGCGTGTTTTCAGCGGGGGATGCTTTTACAATCATTAACAACAGTGCTAGTTCAATCAATGTGACACAAGGTTCTAGCGTTACGATGTATTGGCCCGGTATTGGCTCTGGCACTCGAGCGTTGGGAGCAAGGGGTGTTGCTACTGTTATTTTTGTGGACGCTTCGACTTGTTACATCATCGGCGGAAACTTATCTTAATCGAGTGCGCACATGACTATCATATCTTCGGCAATTGGCAGTCAGTACGTTAAGAGTATGACGTTGTCGGCAAGCCATTACAACGGAGTGGTATTAAATCCAAGTGGGTTGTTTAATACATCAATCACAACGCAGTACGACTCGTGGTCGGGCTCGGGGGTTACAAACGCTACAAATTATATTTTTACATTGTACGGCGGGAAAATACTATCATCTGGAAGCATTTCTTATCCGGCTTTAAATATTAGTGGGTTTGGCGCTAACGATAGAATTTTTATCAACTTGAATGGGGCTGCCGTTTTTGGGGCGGGTGGAGTAGGCGGTACAGGGAATTCAAATGGCGGCAATGGTGGAACAGGACTTTCTATCAATTCAGGAATCGTAATTTTGACCGTCAATACCGGGTCTTCTACCAACTACTCTATTCTTGCGGGGGGAGGTGGCGGCGGTGCTTCTGCTTCTTTTCCAACTGGAGGAGCCACACGAGCTGGCGGTGGCGGCGGCGGTGCTGGCGGAGGAAACGGCGGCGCTGATTTTGGTTACGGCGGTGGTGGTACTGGGTATGCCACAGGTACTTCTGGCGACCAAGGAAATTATGGTACGGGCGGCGGTGGTGGTGGGGGGACGTATTTGGACAGTACCGGAAATGCATCTGGGGCTTCTGCGACAAACATTTCGGCGTCCGTCAGCACATCAGGTTATCCTGTATATGGATATGGCGGGCAGTCGGGGGGTGCTGGCGGCATTTATGCATACGGGACATTTGTTGGAGGAGGTGGCTTAACTGCTTCGTCTGGAGCAGGTGGCTCATCAAATACAGGGACTGCTACTGCTGGCGGTAATCCATCTGTTTCGTTTTGTGCTGCCACGGTATCTCTTTCTGCTGGCGGTGGCGGCGGTGGATTGGGCCAAGCCGGTGGGCAGGCGCTGACTGTTACTTCAGGCGGAACTCCTGTACTTGTTAATAATGGTGGAGCAGCGGGTTCGGCGGTTGTAAAAAACGGGTACCCCTTTTCATATACCGTTGTTGGTGGCCTATATTTTTACCTATACGGTGCAATAAGTTAAAAGAAAGTACACCCCTATGATTGATCCGATAACCGCTTTCGCTACGGCCCAAGCGGCTATCAAAGGGGTACAAGCCGCGATCAAGATGGGTAAGGACATCCACGC